AACCCACAAAGCAAGACGCGCGGGCACAGCAGCGGCGGGGAGGGCGGACGCGCGTCAGAGCGCCCGCAGCCCCCGACGCGTCGCGCAGCGCGGACACAGCAACCCACGAACAAACCCGCAGCAACCCACGAACAAATCCGCAGCAACCCACGAGCAAACCCGCAGCAACCCACGAGCAAACCCGCAGCAACCCACGAACAAATTTTTACACGATATGAGACAACACCCCGAAAACCGCCACGTAGGGGCGGTGGTCGGGGTAGCGCCTTTAGGCGCGTAGTGGCGGTCAAGGGGCGTTTGCCGCCTGCGATAGTGGCGGCAAGCGCCCCGCAGTGGGGTTTGCAGCAACCCACGAGCAAGTAACGCAAGCAATTCACGCACATCGCGCGAACTTAGCAGCGGCGGGGAGGCGGACGCGCGCAGAGCGCCCGCAGCCCCCGACGCGTCGCGCAGCGCGAAATCGGCGCGCAGATAATATGAAATTAGCATCTTGATGCTAATTATATTATCGAAGCGCCGATTTTTACCAACTGACAGCCAGTGTGCCAAGCAACGTTTGCCGCCTGCGATAGTGGCGGCAAGCGTTGCGCAGTGGGTTTGGGGTGGTGGTCGGGGTAGCGACGTTAGGAGCGTAGTGGTGGACAAGGGGCGTTTGCCGCCTGCGCAAGTGGCGGCAAGAGCCCCGCAGCGGGTTTGGGGTGGTGGTCGGGGTAGCGACGTCAGGAGCGTAGTGGTGGACAAGGGCTGTTTGCCGCCTGCGATAGTGGCGGCAAGCAGCCCGCAGCGGGTTTGGGGTGGTGGTCGGGGTAGCGACGATAGGAGCGTAGTGGTGGACTAAGGGGCGTTTGCCGCCTGCGATAGTGGCGGCAAGGGCCCCGCAGTGGGTTTGGGGTGGTGGTCGGGGTAGCGACGATAGGAGCGTAGTGGTGGATAAGGGCTGTTTGCCGCCTGCGATAGTGGCGACAAGCAGCCCGCAGCGGGTTTGGGGTGGTGGTCGGGGTAGCGACGATAGGAGCGTAGTGGTGGACAAGGGGCGTTTGCTGCCTGCGTCAGTGGCAGCAAGAGCCCCGCAGTGGGGGCGCTCGGGGGAGCAATGCGCATTTATGCGCGGCGGGGTGGGTGGGCGGAGAGCGCCAAGAGGGTTTCGGAAAACATATTTAGTCAGACGACGGCAGTGTCTTTTGCGCTGTTTATGTAGCAGAATGTTCTGCGCGTCAGCGCAGATCATGGCGCGGAATAATCTGCGCAACTTTGCGGAACATGTAGCGGAAATGCGGGAGCGATAGCGGACGCATTTACGCGAAATGTTCGGCGTAAGCGGGGTTTTACTTTGTTTGTAGAGAAATTTTATCTACTTTTGCTAATGTTTAACTAAAATATTTGAGTTATGGAACAAATAATCAATGTAAACGACCTGCATTTCTTTTTATTTTGGGTGTTCGCGGCTTATGCGGGTGTTTTGGTGTCTATGCTTGTAGACTTGTTGGCCGCATACTTTAAGTGCAAAAAGTGTGGGATAAAGTGGGAGAGTAACACACTTAAACGAACAGCGGACAAGGCAAACAAATACTTTTTGCCAATGATAGCGCTTACACTTATAGACTGTCTAATCTTTATAGTAAATAAATATCCTGTGTTTACGCTAGCTTTGGGCGGGTTTTGCATCCTGTCAGAGTGGTTTAGCGTATTTGAGCATACACATACAAAACAGGAGCAGCGAGAGGCCGCAAAGACTATTAATGTGATTTTGAAAAATAAAGGTGATGTAACTTCTACTTTTCGTGAAATCTTAAACGACTATTGCCATGACAACAAGTAATAAATGTTTAGAGCAAATAAAAGTATTTGAGGGCTGCGAATTAACAGCGTACCGATGTAATGCCGGAGTGTTGACAATAGGCTACGGGCATACAAGCGGCGTGAAAGCGGGCCAACAGATAACAAAGAGTGATGCAGAAAAACTTCTGCGTGAAGATATCAGCAACGTTGAGAAACAAATGTCAAAAGTTATCAAATCAAAGCTAAATCAAGGGCAGCATGACGCTGTTGTCAGCTTTGTTTTTAACATCGGCATCGGCAAGTTCAAGACATCAACACTACTGAAGAAGATAAACGCCAACGCCAACGACAAATCAATCGGCAATGAGTTTAGGCGGTGGGTTTATTGCAATGGTGTCAAGCTTGCAGGACTAGTGACACGGCGTGAGTGGGAGGCACGCAGATATTATGAAAGTGTTTAGCCTATTAACATTATTTGTTTTTATCGTATCATGTTGCAGTAAGCCGGATATGGTAAACGACAATGCATCATCTAAAGTTGAGCGTGTCAGAACAACAGACACACTTATCGTGAAAGATAGCGTTGTGCAGAAAGTTACGACAAACATACATCAACAAGGCGATACTATAATCATTGACAGATATGTTTATGAGCGTCAGACAACGGACAGAACGGCCGCAAGCGGACGCGACACGTTTTACATTCAAAGTGATACGATAACAAAATATGTCCCTATGGACATTAAAGGAAATTTTCAGCATGGTAGTTGGGTCTTGCTGCTAATTTTGGTTGCTTGTTTTGGGCTTATTTTGCTATTCAAAAACAAGCAAAAAGATTAAGAGGTGAAAACACAGCTAAACTTGTTATCAGTCAGTAAGTTAGGGTAAAATGTTTTGGAAATTCCACGGCGGTGCTACTGCACCGCCGTTTTCCATTACTTTTCGGTTTCCAAAACCATGGCGTAGGCATAAGAATCTAGCTTAACCATTCGATGTTTTTGCAGGAGTTCAACCATAATAGTTTGACATGCCTTTTTTACATTTGGCGGCGTATGTTCGTCACTAAATATTTGCCGTAATCTATTTGCTAGAAGTTTGTCTGTCCTGTCCGGCTCTGTGTCTTCGGTTAGCTTTACAGGTTTATAGGCTGATTCATCTTTGGTTATAACAAACAGGATTTTATCTTTACATCTATCTTTACGCTGTAAAGTACCGTCTTTTTTACGTTCAACGATTTTGAAGTGGAAATATTTGGCCGCAAAACTATGGAACCTAAACAGACACTTATATCTATCATCATACGTTGTCAAATCATTTGGGACTAATTCTCCTGTGTCTAATTTGACAAAATGTTTATAGTCACTTTTAACCGAAAACTCAACGCGCCAAACAGGTTGACTGACATCTAGTCCGGCAGCAGCCCATGCATCACGAATATAGAATTTATCTTTTACTTCTTTAAGTTCAAGACTTTTGCAATATAGTTTTGTAGAAATAGGACTTTTTGACGAGCCCCACGACACAGAGTTCCAAATCCTGCGCGCAAAACTATCTTTGCCGTGAGCGGCAATGTTACATTGATTAATTTTGCTGATACGCCCTTCCATATAATCACGCATCATGATTTCGGGGTTTGTACCTTTGTCAAACCTGTTAAAATCTAGGCAAATATCTATGCGTGTCAACGATTTATAAGTGTAGTGATGCGCTATAAGGAATTTACGCAAATCATTGATAGGAGACAAAGAATAACATGCGCGGTTACATAAACGTATATGGCAGTCATTAGCGTTGAATATACCACCTAAAGGTTTTAATGAATAAGGATTTCGGCGTACTTCGATAAATGGGAAATTATGTTCATAAATAGTGAACATTTCACGATATTGCGGCGTGCCGTAATCACGCTGCTTGACATAATAACCTTTGCTGATAAAATAATCAGCATTAAGCGGCTGTGTTATAGGCTCCGAACAAAAGACCTCAAGCCAATCAATATTAACACATCTATTTATCAATTATTTAACAACTTTGACAACCTTACAATTTTTATATATAACAAGTTTGCAGACAACAAGGTCTAATTCAAATGCGATTTTATTGCCGTTTGAATGAAGATAATACCAATATCTGCGGCCTGCAAGTTTGTCAGTGCAATACAATTTATAGCCGTCGTTTTCGACTGCTAGACGCTCGTCTACACATATTTTACACAATTTACTTTGTAACATCTTTATAACGGATTTGAATAACATTATTATCAGCGAGTTCCCGCAGCAAATTTTCGTCTTGAAAATCATCCGGCAACAGGCTCTCGCCGTTTATTGTAACACCTGTTTTTATGTTCATTCGGGCACAGATCTGTTTAATCTGTGCCCAATCATGATTAACGAAATACACAAATCTTTTACGCATCAGAACGGAGCATCACCGACTTCATTACTCGGGGGTGTCTGTTGCTGTTGTTGAGCGCTGCCGCAAAGTTCGAGTTCATCGGCGTTTATGTCCATGCCTGCACGCAATTCATGGTTTTTGTCAGTGAAAGCCCTTAAACGTACATTTCCACGAACAAAGACCTTTGTGCCTTTCTTCAGATATGGCAACAAGTTAGATGCATTCCAATTAATGGTAACGTTTACCCAGTACGTTTCGGCCACTTCGGTGCCGTCATTTTTCTTAAATACGCGAGAGTGGGCAACAGATAACGAAACAAAGTCGGCGGTGTTTCCGCGGACCACCTTAGCATCGGCGCCAAGGTTTCCAATGATTTCAGCTTTTAACATACGATTAAAGATTAAATTACAACTTCTAATAAGAAACGTTTACGTTCTCTAGAGAACGCCAAATAAATATGATTGAACAGAATAAAAACACGGCAGCACTCACCATAAAAGAGAGTGCGCCGGATATGAATAAACCTTTTCATCTGAATACTTGTCTATGAATGGATTGTAAATAATTAATAGAGACATGTTCATATATTGTTGTTGTGTCAACGCTTTCATGTCCTAACAACAGCGCAACGTTTTCAATCTTAGCGCCGTGATTCATCATGGCCGTTGCGAACGTATGGCGCAATACATGAGGATGAGCGAATTTTGCGGGGACAACACGCAAAAGAGCCTGTTTAGTAATGATTCTAATTTGAAAACCTGACAGGCCTTTGCCGTGAATATCAGTAAACAAATGGCCGTCGGAAACTCTTATTTCAGTATCGCGCATTTTCGTGAACTCACGCAAATGGTATTCTAATTCAGAGCCAAAAGGCACAAGCCGTTCTTTACGGCCTTTGCCGTAAATTTTGATATATCTTTTTTCTAGATTGATATCTAAATCACGAATAGCAGCAAGTTCGGAACACCTAATGCCTGTATGATAGAACACAAGAACAACCAAGAAAGTGCGATATCTTTTAAAAGTATCGCGGCGCAGATGATTATCAAGCAAATCATTCATAACAGGCTCTGTGATAAACAGGGGCAGACGCTTTTCAGTTTTAATATTACGGATGCCTGCCGCCGGATTGCGGGCGCAGCCCGCAAACCGGCAGCAGTAATCAAAATAACTGCGAATAGCAGATATGTAACGATTAACACTAACAGCGCTGCAACCATTATCACGCTTAAACATAACATAATCAGAAATAAGATTCGGCGTAACTTCGCGGCCGTCAACGAACTTGAAGAAGTCCGTTAAATCCTGCTTATAGCATAAACAGGTCTTCGGCGAATAGTTGCAAATCTTTTCAATATGGTTTATAAATTCATTGACAAACATAAGACACTATATTTAAAGTTGGGGGAATTAACGATATGAGCGCTAAAGTGAGCATTGGAAAACATGGGACATTATGATAATAGAGCCGCGAAAATTAACAGCACTATAAGCGAAACAAACATACATATAATGAAAGATATATCTTTCAGCAGTTCTATTAACTCTTTATTCATAGTTGTAAAGCGAATTTGTTTTTAACGTTATGTTAATGAAAGGTAAAGGCGCGGAGCCTGCGCAGCGCCTTTGGCTTTCATTAACATAATGAGCGCAGCGCAGCGAGCACGATTTACGCCTATTTCTCGAAATTGTATCGTTCCATGTAAACTATTTCAGTAATTTTGCAGCCATTACGAGTTAGTTTTTCTTCAGCTGCTCTCACTTCATTTTCTAAATCTAGACGATTAGCATGCACATTACTGCTGTAATATGAATAAGATGGACCTTCAGCCGCGTAGTATATTGTAGCCGAAAACATTATATCAGACGGATTGTACATAATAAAAATAAATTTAAACGTTATACATTCAATTAATTAACACTAACGCCGACAATTCAAACTAATCGGCAATAAGATTAACATAACTTTAACATTTGAGAGCTCTGAAAAAACTGAGGTTTTAATGAAGTTTGTGGTGTCACTTTGCGTATATGAGGACAAGAGAAAGCCGTTCGGGTTAAAGGAGACTAAAACCCGAATCCTTACGGACAAAGTGATTAAGACTTCGTAACACACAAACGTTAATAAAACCAACAGACAGGTTAATCATCAAGCTGCAGTCCCATCACTCACACCTCGAACTGCAAAGTTACTGACATGTTCCGAAGTTGTAAAGGCCGTGAGCACAAAAATTTTCACATAAAATGCTGAGCCTGCGCTACGCTAGGTGCGCTTTTACGTGAAATTTTTTGCACTCAGACCTTGACAACTCTCCACATGTAAGTCTCTTGGCAGTGCGAGGTTTGAGCGGTGGGGGGGGCAGGGGGGAAATGTGTTTTTGGGCAAAGCCCACAAGTCCTCTTGAAACAGGGCAAAAAAAGGCTCCTTTAACAACAGAACGAAAATAGGTGGTCAAATATAACCACCTAAATAGAGAGGAACTAAAAAAATAGTAATCAATAGCAAAATAACAAATAGATACAAAATGTATCTAATAGCACGGAACAACTTATCTTTTTCTGTCATATAGTAATAACGGAAAAGATAACTATATATTGCATTATAACTTAGGAAGCCAAGAACCAATAATACCTAAGAAATTCTGAGCATGCTTAAAGAAACGATAACGCTCATTACCATTTAGCAACTCTGAATTAACACGCTGCCAAGCATCACGAGGACCTGAGTTATTCCTTGCACCAACAGAATTCCAATAAGAAGTATTACAATTATTACGGGCTGTCTTGATAAGGGCATTAGCTGTATTCTGCTTTACATAGTTGTCTACCTTAATGCCTTCACGCTGTTCAACGAGGTTAAGAGCGTTCTCAATCGCCTGTCGTGCCTGCGCTTCACTTGCCTTGCCTGCTGCAACTAGGCTGTACTGCTGCGCTGACATGATAGCAAGTTCCTGCAAAACCTTTTGGTCATAATACTTCAACTCCTTAGCACCGAGCAAACCCTGCAACTGCTGCCATGCTGTCTGTGCTCGAATAAGTTCACCTGTAAACTGAGCATTATCGGCTTCACGCTGTGCCTTTGACACATCACTAGAGAACATTGCCTGCATGCGGGCAAAACTCATGTTATTTAAGGCTTCCTGAGAGTTCTTAAGGTTGTAATCAGCCTTTGAATTATATATCTCCCAAAGAAGTTTCTCAGCCTTATACTTGTTCTCAATCTTGAAACCTGAAGCCTGTTCGCCAAGACTAGACGCCTGTGCTTCACGTACACCTTTCTGTGCCTGAATATCAAGCAAGGTCTGTATAACACCTGTCGCACCTGAGAAGTCAGGACGATAAGCTTGCATGACAGCAGGAGAAGCAGTGGGAGCGTTAACTCCCATTGCACTAGGCGAACCACCTGTACCGGAAGAACCGGAAACAGCAGATGCAGTACCGGAATTACCGCCTGACATCATAAGATAAGGGTTAAGTCCGGCTGCCTCAAGACGCTTACGCTGCTCAACTGCCGAATTGTACTTAGCTTGACGATTAAACGCACCCTCAGCCATTAATGCATTATGTGTATTCTGTTCCTGCATCTTCTTCCAATCATACTCAATCTGCTGATTGAACATGTCCTGATTATAATCTAATTGCTTGTTGAACATACGCTCATTATATTCGTTGTTCATCTGGGCAATCTGTAAATTAGTTTTATTGGTATCTGATTGGCTCTTATTTCCTAGAACATTACCTAATATTGATGTACCTACACCAAGTAAACCACCTAATAAACTCATAAAATCAAAATTAAATGGCACAGCCGAAGCCATGCCATGGTTAAACAAATTATTCAGTAGGAGCAGGCTGAGGAGTTGGCTCAGGAGTAGGCTCAGGAGCCTTAGAAGCCTCAATCTCAGAGAGAATAGACGCATAATTAGCGTTAAGATACTCAGACCATGCTAGCAACTCAGAAGAGGACTGTATATATCTAGACTTACACATATCCATGAGTTGTTCATCAGAAACTTTCTTACGAAGTTGTGCGAGTGAATCAGACCTAGGTGTAAGTCCGTCAAGCCATTTCTGAATGGTATCTCTACCAACAGAATTCAACCTGTTCTGATTGAACAGCATATAAATATCATCAACGTAAGCAATAGCAGTCTTTTTATCAGAACCACTGAAATAAGTTACCTTCTCAGTCATAAAATCACGTATGGGCGAGGGCTGAACGAAATTGTTACGCTCAATGCCTGATGCAACGTTAAATGAATAACGTGCGATATCTTTTCTTTGTCGGAACATAAGCAATAAAATTAGTATGGTAAACCATTGTAATCGAAGTTACGGACTGCCTTTATATCAAAGAATGAATTGATAAGAAGTTGGTCTGTGTTTATAGTAGAATCAGCCTGTACACCGAAGATATTGTCAACAATATGCGGGTTGACCTTAAAGAAATTATATGTCATAGTAATGTCGGAGAAGCCTGCATCTTTACAAGCCTGACGATAAGCAGAAATATAACTCTCTGTGAGAGGAGAAACCCAAGAGACAAGAGTATCAATGAACGAGCCGTGAATCTCATCAATAGAAGTCTTGAGGTCAGCATAACGAGGCACGTAACCCATATTGATCGACGACGGATCTGCGGGCAAATCTTCAAGACCGAATATCATTTCAGAGGCATATAACTGCTGCATGCCAATGCTGTCAAATTCAGGTATAGCATAATCGGTGAATGCTGTCTTGAAGTTCTGACGAGCAATGCGATTAATTGACCAATCAAGCAACGGGAGACAATGATAGATACACATAATTATACCGTGTTCCTTAGCTTCGAAATCAACCTTGTTACCATTAAGTGTGCCTGTACCTTTACCCTGAATGTCGGCTTGATTATCGCCTGTAAGGTTAGTATTAACAACTTCTGATATATCAAGGTTTGAAGTCCAACCACCAAGGTATTTACAATGACCTGACAAGGTCTCAGAGGGTGACACATTAAAGTGTTTCTGCATCTGAGTTTGATAGTCCATTTTACCTGACTGAGCAATCTCACGCCATTTCTGTAAGCATTCAGCCTGACGAAGTGCAAGAACAGACAAACGAGAATCAAGGTCAAGCAACATCTGTTTGTAACCTGTACCACCTGATGAGGTTGCCTTTATGCCATAAGTCTGAGGACTAGAAGTAGAGCCATTTGTATGGAAGCCTGCAATAGCTTTACCCATATCCTGAGAATTTCCGTCACCAAGGGTTAAGTAAGACTGAGAGTTAGCCAAATCAATAGGAGCGAAAGCTACATCACCATATTGAGCCTTAGGAAGCATACCTGTAAAATAGTCTTTTTGGAAATTACAATAGTTCAAATCGAACATAGTAGGGTTCTTAAATGCATCCTTAGCAAACGAAGTAATGGGAATATGATAACCATTGTTGAGGTTATACAAATAATCGAGATTATAACGATAAGGCGCAGCGGACTGCCATTGGTCATCACGGAAATAGTCCTCACATATCTTCTGATAAGCCAAAAGAGGAAAAGGCGACAAAACGATATTATCTGCGTCACCAGGTACTTTTACAGAAGCATAATCTTTACCAAAACCATAGTTAAGATAATTGAGCAACTTCACAGACAAGTCAAGGCGGGAGAAACCGAAGAAATTCTTCTTATACTTCTCATAAGTATCAGACAATGAATCAAGATTACCGAGATACTCCATAATATCAGAGAAAGTAAACCATGGATGACGTTGACCAAGAGAAACAGAAACAGTTGGACTAGCAGCATGATGCGGGTCAGGCATGTTGGTAAAGAACGTTGGAGCCATATTCCACAACAGACGATAGGGAACGAAATAAAAATCGTAATACTCACGTAAACGAGAGTAAGCAGCAGAGTTGACAGGCTGTGTTCGGGTGAACGCCTGACCACGAATGTTGAATTTATCACCAGGATAGACCTCTTTACACATAATAGGGAGCAACTCACCAACCTTAGCTGTGAATGCGTTCTTAAATGAGAGGTCAAAACCATTACGTTTGACGCTGTTCTTTAGCGCCGTAAGGGACATTACTGAACTCATAATAAATAATATTTAGTTAATAAAGAAACCATTTGCATCATTCTGAATCTTGTGTTTGATAGACTTCTCGAAGTTTTCATCAGACTTAATAACAAAACGCTTATAAAACAATTCCTTAGACAACTGAGATACATCTACATTACCGCAAGAATCGAGAGGGGTCTTGTTGATATAATACCAATCATAATTGGAAATAAGATGCCTGTTTTCAATCTGACTAGTATACATGCCAACAAGTTGAGCATAGTCATAACGTTGCCAAAATTGGCGTATAAGGGTAAATTTGCGATAACGCTCATGATAGCTGTCATTGTCGCAGACAAATGTCAGAAAATGACGAGAGATATACAACTCTCGGGCAATACTATTAGTATGGTAGTCAGCCAAGTAATCACTATAATAAGGGTTAGTATCAATTCCTTGCGAGAAATAGGATATGACCTTATTGAGCGCAGGCGAAGAACAAGGTAAACCACGTGAATCGCAAGAGAACTTAGCAGTAACAACCAAGTCAAGGATACAGCGAGCATAATCTATAATCGTATTAAATGAATAGCCTATTGCTTGTTTAACTTCGAGTAATATGTTATAAGACTGCCATAACTCAGTATCAGACTTGCGAGAATAGCCTTTACATTTCGGGAAGAACGTACACGACAAATTCCGCCAAGGCATGAACTCGACATAATTGCCATTGAGTTCTCCGCTTTGGTAAATAAAGTCGTCAACGGAACCCTTGTAAATTTCCTCTTTCTGACTTTGATGAATGCCGAGAGCGAAGCGGATAGAATGACACGAGAACGGCTTCGAGGACATATCGCCAAGAAATCGGGGAAGACAATAATTGCAATTAACGTATCGCGCAACGTACGAATTGCACTTACCTCGGGAGAGAGAGCAATCGACACGACCAAACTGCCATGCCTGACGTATAACCTTTGACATAACCTTTTGTGTCTTAACCTCGTCATAGAAGAATAAGACATGATAATGCGCACGGAATGTTTTCGGTCCGTACTCCGATACAATGTAATAACGTATTTTTTCATCTGAATATTTGCTTAAGTTTTTACGAACTCGTTTGAGGAATAACTGAGCGTCACGCTTGGAAGTGTAAGAAAGATATCCGTCTAACTTACACTTGGCAGTGAGCATGCTAACATAAGTCTCAAGAGAGGGGCATTTGTGCCAATAGTCATAATCTACGGTCATCAGCTTGCCTTTTTCGTTCAGCCTGTCACAATAGGAATACCAACGGACCAAACGGAGTTCATTATCGACCTCAGGGTACATCCGTGGAACATAGTCGTTAGAGTAGGTGAGTGTCGCAAACATGCAATATTTGTGGCTCTGTTCCTCAATGGCACACAGGAATGACATCTTGTCGGCACGGCGTTTAAGGCAAGCCTTACAAACACCGCAACCGACCTGAATGACTTCGCCTGTATACTTATTCTGTACATGGCGAGGGTGATAACATTTGACAAGTGGATAACCGATATCAGACATGACTAATTTTCATCAGAAGTATAACAAATCTCTTCAATACGCCTAACTTGTACCAATTCGCCACCAACTTGATTTACTAAATATACAGCAAAATCCAAAACTTCCTCACGAACATCTTTAGAATCAAATGGACCACCAAAATGAGAATGAACACGAGCAGGACGATTAGATAAGTGATAATACACTATATAACTATAACGTGTTTTTTTAGTTATCTTTTCCATAATCATTTAGTTTTAAGTTCCAAACTGCCTTCATGATGAATGGTCGTAGTGTCTATTGTGACAACTACAGCCTTGCCTTTAATCTGAGCCTTGCGCTGAATCGTACAACTTGACAATGAGGTCACACCGAAGTAACCGCCAATCAAGGTGAGCAAATAAAGCAACACCTTGACAACAATCTTTATAATCTCTTTTTTGTCCATAATAGAATAATTTGTAAATTTGCGGGCGAATATAAAAAATAAATCTGATTAGTAAACTAATCGGCA